ATCTTCAAGTTGAAGCAATGGCTTCTCATCTTGGTCAGTTTATCCATAAGAATGGTAAACTTACTCAGTTAAGAAAAGATCTACCTAATACTCCTAGTATTGAGTGGTTTGAAGTAGAACATGGTAAAAAGACTCCGGTTAAAGTTACCAAACACCATATTTCTGGTGTTTTACTAGCTGTTCATGAAGATATTGCTGCTCAACACCGTATGTATGAACAACGTGTAAATTACTTTAAAGCTAAGGTCAAAAACTTAGTAAGTGATGAGAATGCACGTATTCAAAAAGAAAATGCAGATAAGTCTGCAGAATTCTTAGCACTTGAAAAAACTCTTAATGAAGAGTATAAAACTGCTTTGGATGCATACAATGGTGAAAAGATTAGACTTACTCAAGAGTTTAATGCTGATCGTGAAATGGCCATTAAAGGTGCTGCTGCATTGAGAATCAATGTTGACCCTAGATTTCAGCATGTTGTAGACATGTTCTTAACTGCTGAATAAGATATTAGGTGAGTAAGAGGTAGGCATAAGCTGATCCTCTTACTCTTTATACCTAGTGACAGAAATTCTTAACTATAGCAAGTGGTTGATTACCACATTAAGAAAAAAATGTTTGTTATACATTTAAAACCGCTTCTCTTCGAACTTATAAAACTGAGATAGAACTCATTATCAGACAGGTTACTCCAAAGTGAGATAACTGGCTGATAACAATGAGACTTAGTATTTGTATTTGTCTTTGTATGAAGAGAAGGTCTTTGATTTTGTATTTGCATTTGATTTTAGCTATATATTTCTGTCACTTGGTGACTAAAAATATTTAATCTGATTAAAAAATCTAAAAGATGAAAAACTTAAAATTTGTAAAAGAAAACAATCAATGGTATATTGATTTACCTGAGTGGGAAGGTTCTAAAGCAGAACTAGAAATGGTAGCAGGAGCTGATGTTCTATTAGATCATATTGCTAATGAGAAAACAAATGTTAGTATACTTGTTTCTGAAGATGATCCAGATAATAATGCTATCATTTTATCAAAAACACAGGATTTAGAAAATGGTGCTAATTATAAAGTAGACAACTGTTCTGCTGTAGATAAGCTATGGTTATGCGATGTAACAAAGTATGTCTACGGCTATATGCCTAAAAATTTATTTGTATATTTCAATAATTAAATGCTATGAGAAAGCTAAAACAAAGAAAAGTTCAACTACAGGATGAGCTCTATGATCTACATTTTTGTGAACCAAGTCCTGAGATGTATAGACAAAGAAGATCTGAAATAGAATATGAAATTGCATGTATTGAAGAAGCTATAGAGCTTGAAGAGAAGTTTGAACCTATGAGAGTAGGTTTAATTATATTCGCTGCTATTGCAGCTATTACAGTATTGTACGCTATAATGCTTATGTAGAATACTTGGTCCCATAGCTTAATTGGATAAAGCAACTGCCTTCTAAGCAGTAGAGTACAGGTTCGACTCCTGTTGGGATCACCATTATTGTTAAACTTAAATTTTAAACTTATGAAATGGTCAGGAAAGCTATTTAAAAGAAAAAAGAAAACTTATGTTAAAGATCAAAAGTTTATGCCTCTTGTTATTAATGACAAATCAGAGCTAATACATGAGATCTTTGGTATAACAGATGAAAGATCAAAAGAACTTACTATGACTGTATTAGAGTCATATAAGGAGCATGATGAACTACATCTGGTTATGATTGATATAATCAGTCAGTGCAAACATGCTAATGAGATAGCATTAGTAGTATTATTATTTGAAAGAGTTATTAGTAACCAAAAACAAAAAAATACTGTTAATGAAGTTATGTCAAGATTATTTGGTGATGATGAATGATACTTATTTAATTACATCTGTCTTGGGATTTGATCTTAAGAGAGATATTACAACTCCAGAAGGAGAAGTAATTAAAACAGGAGTTAGATCTACCTGTTATAGTTGTGAAGAACCTAGTATTAAGCACAAGATGATTGACAAGAAGTTTTTTACAAACTTCAATGAGAAATTGTTAGCTAAGATACTAGATTACAGAAAATTAAATGATTAGTTTATGCAAATATCAGTAACATATGAAGATACAGATGTAGCTAAAGCTTTAATGTCTATTATTAAGCATGAGAATAAAGAAGAATTTGTAAAGCTGTTAACACCTATGGTATGCAGTAGCTCTATAGGATGCGAATTGTTCTTTAAACTTATGCTTGGTAATAAAGTACCTTTAGTTATTCCTGAAGGAACTATATGTAAAGCACCGGTAGCAGATCTTGGCTATGGTAGTAATAAGGATGAGATACTGAAAATGTTTCCAGATCCTGAAGATAAAGCAATGGTAAAAGTAAAACAGTTTAGAGGTTATCATGAATGGGCACCATATCTTATTGAATATACAAATGTATATCAAGATGGTACTATGAGAAAAGATAGCACTTTTATAAGACCAGATATACTGGAGATAGTAGAGGATCTTTAAGAAGTGTATTCTGTGAATATGCTTTTCCTGATCATAATAATAGGGGAGGATCTATATCTTCCCCTTATTATTAGCTATATATTGGCAAAATATAAACTACAGAGCTTAATTGGTTAAACTTAATATCATACATTTACTAAACGCTATTTGTTTAGAATGTTATATCAGTTACCAAATGGTAAAGTAATTCATATTACACTTGAACAATATCTTGATCTTACAGATGAAGACATTCAGTATCTGATGTCTATAGATTACGGAGAACATGTAATCAATCCTTTTTCTGAATCTGCGGTAGTAGAAAACACCAAAGAAAAATATTATGACTTTGATTATCTGGCAACAGATGATGAAGCAGTCAACAACATTATGTCAGATGATGAACCATTTGATGACATAATAGACCTTACTGGGCCCTTGGACATGTAATTCTGATTTGCAATAAAGAATTACCAACTTATCATTTAGCGTGAGTGACTAAAGATATAGTAAAACATCTACTCAAAATTTCTATTTATTTATTTATTAACTTTTAAAAACTGAGATTATGAACTCAAAAGTAACTGTATTGGCTGATGACACAACTGGATCTGTTATCACTGTATCTGAAAATAATTCAGACTATGGATTTGTAAGAGTACAACAAATTAAAACTTTCATTGATGATAATGGATTCTTACGCAGAAAGCCAATTTCAGCTTTAATTCCTGGTACTGTATCAGAATTACAAGAAGCTGGATTTTTTGCCGGTCAACAACTTGATGGTAAAATTTTAATTGAAGAATCACTTGAACCATTTAATTCTAAGGCTCCACAAAGAGATCTTAAAATTGCTGGTGATACAGGTGTAGTTTGTACACTTGGTGGTTTACCAATCTATCGTAGAACTAAATTCAGCTTTGCTAACAATGCTGAAGATATGCTAATTAAGCATGATAATGTAGAAGAATTACGTGCTGCTTATTCAGCTCAAAATTCTAAGTCTAATGCTATTCAGCCTAATGCTGATTTCTCTATTGGAGGATAGTATTTTAGTAGTTAACAGAGAGGAGGAGAAATCCTCCTCTTTTTTTCTTAATGATTAAATGTATATGAAAAATGGAAAAGCTTAAACAGAACGTAAAAGATTATCAGCTAAATGCTGGTAAAACATACATGCAGTATGAAACTGATAAATATAGTCAGTATCAAAACTATCTTTATAAAAGAGCACTGTATGGATTAGATGCATTGAGCCAAGAAGAATTGGCAACAATGTGTAGCAAAAAGAGACAAAGAATAATTAATGTTTATAGAAGATCTCAAGTTGTACTTAATAAGTTTAAACAACAAGTGACTATACAATATAGTAACTTTATCTTCAAGACTTTGTTTCCAAATGCACCTATTACTGATTTCTTACTGTCTGATACTCAGACAGATGATAAGGTAAAAAATACTCTAACTTTTAAAGATTTAAATATATCTAAAGACCAGATTATCAGTATATTTATAGCTGAAGGTGTGTTACCTAAAAACTTCTTAAGTTTAACACATGATCCTAACCAGTTGCCAAGACTGAAAGGAAAATAAGATTATAATAGTCAGGATAGAGTAACATCTGTCCTGACTTTTTTAACTAAAAAGATTTGATATGGAAAAAGAAACACTTGAAGAAGCTGCCAGAAATTGGTATAGTAATACAAAACTTTTTGATAAAGGTGAATTAAATGCTTTCATAGCAGGTGTTAAATGGATGCAGGAACAAATGGAAAAACTAAAAGACTTTGACACATGGAAAGAATGGAAAAACAAAACCTTTAAATCAGAATAGAATGGGAAAATATTATATACCTATAGTATGGCAATCATACAAAAGAATAGAAGTAGAAGCAGAAGATTTACATAGTGCTATTTATCAAGCATTAAAACAATTTTTGTCTGAACCTGATGATAATTACATCTGCGACAGTTTTGAAATTGATTCTATAATAGAAGAAGAAACTGGAGAGGAATATAATCTTGATGATATATTAAATAACCTTTAAATCAGAATAGAATGGAATGTATTAAATGTGGTTCTAAAGCTACCAAAAGATATAGTCCAGATCTGGACATTCATGGTATAGCAATGTGTGAAGAGCATGAAGATGAAGTAATGCTTGATTTGCTTGTTACACAGTTTGATCCTAAAGGTTGGGAAAAGTTTGAAAAAAAATATTCTAGAGATGAGAAAAATTAAGAGTTTATTACTTCTTTGTTTATTTCTAATAGTAAGCACTATTTCATATGCACAAGTGTATATGGAAACATTTGCTGTATCTATTGGAGATTGGAGTGAAGTAAAAGATGACTGGATCTGGGAACCAATGATGTACCAAGAAATAACATTTGTTTTAGATGGTAACACTATTAATGTGAATGACCAAGCTGAATCATCTTATTATACTTATGAACAGTTATCTAATGAATTAGAGTTAACTGTTTGGAGAGCATATGATGAGCAAAGTAGATCATGCATAATTGGTATGGGTAAATCTAAAAGTGAGCCTATGACTATTTATATCATGTATGATAATACTATCTACAAATACTATTTTAAAGAATGAAGTTAAAGACTTGTGACATATGTGGTGAAGAAAAACCAATATGGAAGAGTAGTGGAACCGGGGGATTAATGTATTGTAAATACTGCTGGAGTTGCCACAAAAGCAAAGATAATGATACACAGAAACCAACACAGTCTGTTATCCCCCGTGTTTCTGCTAAAAGAGCAAAGAAAGATGCTGAGTATAGCAAGTTAAGACAAAGATATCTTACAGAAAATCCATTATGTATGATAAAAGTAGCAGGATGTGCTCATGGTGCTACTGATGTGCATCATACATATAATGGTGCTAACAGAGATACATTCTATTTAGTACAAAGCACTTGGCTTGCTGCATGTAGAAACTGCCATGATTGGGTTCATATGAATAGCAAAGATGCTAGAGAATTAGGTTATTTAAAATGATTGTTTATGACTAAAGATGAAGTTCAGTTAGAAGCATTAGCTATAACTGACGGTAAACAAAGATGTAGTGTAGTATTAGGTACCGGAGTTGGTAAGACTCTTGTAGGTCTGAATCATATAGACAGGAATACTACACCTCTTATGAGAGTACTAATTGTGGCTCCAAAGAAAGCAATCTTCCAGTCTTGGATAGATGATGCTAAAAAGTTTGAGAAAAACTATTTATTAGATAGAATGGTATTTACTACTTATCTGAGTCTGAATAAACATAATCCTAATGACTATAACGCAGTTTATTTGGATGAAGCACATAGTTTATTAGACAGTCACCGGGGGTTTTTGCAGTTATACAAAGGTAAAATACTTGGTTTAACGGGTACTCCTCCAAAGAGAAATGACTCAGAAAAAGGTAAATTAGTAAATGAATTCTGTCCTGTAGTATATACTTTCAAAGCTGATGATGCTATAGAAAGTAAAATACTGAATGATTACCAGATTGTAGTTCATGAACTGAACTTATCTACAGAAAAAGATTATCTAGTAGATATGAGAGGTAAGAAGTTTATGACTAGTGAAGAACAGAATTATATTTATTGGTCAAAAAGGCTGGATGTTGGCTCTGGAAATGTGCATATGTTGAGAATCATGAGAATGAAAGCTTTAATGGAGTATCCTAGTAAGGAAAAATATGCTAAGCTTTTGTTTGATGATATAGATACTAAGTGTATTCTATTTGCTAATACTCAAGCTCAGGCAGATAAGTTATGTGACTATAGTTATCATAGTAATAATCCTGATTCAGAAGAAAACCTGCAAATGTTTAAAAATGGTGAGATTACTAAACTTTCTACTGTGCTCCAGTTAAATGAAGGTGTTAACATACCTAATCTTAGACAAGGTATTATCATGCATGCATATGGTAATGAAAGAAAGTCAAGTCAAAGAATTGGTAGATTGCTCCGGTTAAATCCAGATGAGAAAGCTATTGTACATATCTTATGCTATATAGGTACTGTAGATGAAAAATGGGTAAAAGATTCTTTGGAAGACTTTGATCAGACAAAGATAATTTGGAGAAATTTTAATATCTCTGTGTAATTAACTATATTGTATATATGGAAGATAACAAAACACATAGCTTAGTTTTGTACAATGATGATGTACATGACTTCCAATATATTATGGCTTGTTTAGTTAGATTTTGTAGTCATACACCGCATCAAGCAGAACAGTGTGCAATTATAGCTCATAATAAAGGGAAATGTGCAGTAAAGTCTGGCACCTTTAATACTATTTTTGAATTACAACAGGATTTTTCTGAATTAGAAGTAAAAACAGAAATAGAAATATATGAAAGTAGTATGCATTAATGACTCAAATAGACCAGTTAAGATATCAGAGTTTGAATGGATTAAAAAGGGTGAGCAATATACTGTAGTAGAAGTTGCTCAAATGGGTTTACAAGCTGGTAAACTTGGTTACAAATTAAAAGAGGTAAGTCTTTCTAAAAAATCATTTCCATATGAGTATTATGATGCTCATAGATTTGCAATTTTTACTAACGCTCCTGCTATGGCAGAGAAAGTTGAAGAAGCAGATCTAATGGAAGTTTAAACTAAAATAATTTATTATGAAATCAATAAGAGAATGGATGCCTTTTGCCATCTGGCTGTTAATTATTGTAGGTTGGTTTATGAATATTTATAAACTGACCAGATATGATTTTGATACACCTTTAAAAGCTGAGGCAACAAGAATTGTAGGTGCGGTAGTGTTTCCTTTAGGAGCAGTGATGGGTTACTTAGACATAGAAGATGACAATGTACACACAGAAAACATTAGATAACATCTATAGTAAATTATCTGTTGCTAAAATTTATAAGATAAGAGCCTGTATAAAAGCTGGACATACAATTGCAGATATTGTTAACACATTTAAAATATCCCAACAATATGCATCTGTATTGTTTTTAGAATTTACTGTAACTGAGAAAAGGCACATATCTGCACTTGGACACAAGGATGAATCTTATTATGAAGGTGATCCTCCAACAGAATTACCTACTTATAGTGTAAAAGATTTGGAAGGACAAGAGTTACTAATTTTAAAATGGTTTGAAGATGGGACATATGAAGGCCCTTTACATGGAGATAATGGAGAAGTACAACCATGAGGTTCCAGAAGATTTTAAATTATCAGAGTATTTAATTAAAAAAGAAATGGAAAATGCAGAATGGAAAGAGTATGAGGAAAAGTTTAAAAAATTACAGGATGATAAAAAGACTAAAACTTCTGAGTAAAAGATTAATTTTAGATATTAATCTAAAGAGATCTTATACAAGATTTAAGGGTTATAAAAAATCTAATACTGTAAACAATGAAGAAGGAGATTAAAAATGGTTTATGGAACTTCTATTGGTTCATTATTAATTCCTTAGCTATAATTGGACTTTTAGGTTTGCTAAGGTATTTGATTTATGGTACATTTTTTTAAATATCTGATTGTTTGGATAAGTCAAAACTTGGCTATACCATTCTGGATGGTAGGTCATGTGCATCTATCTGTAAATGTGTATGAGGATATACACGAGATAATTGCATCTTTTGGGATGAACATTATTGTAGCTATAGGATTTTGGATTAGTTACAAAGAAGACAAACAAAGAGATAAATAATAAGATTATGATTGTAGTAAAAGATAAAAAGCTAAAGAATCTGGTTGAAGAAATTTGTAATGAACATCACAACTCTTCTGTACAGCAAGATAGTAACATAGGGTACTTGTGGTACATGTATGTAAATGGATCTAAGCAAGGTGCATTTAAGCCATTTATGTTTTTAGCAGAGCTTAATCTTCTTGTAGCTACAGGTTATGTAACTGAAGATGAAAAGCAAAACATGCTTGGTATGATGCTTAGTCAAGATGAAGATAACTTTAATCTTATGGCATATAGTATCTTACATTTTAGAAATCAAAGAATAAAGGATAAAGGTTTGTATAAATCAGATAATGAAAAATATAGTAATATAGATTATTTGACTCATATATTTAATCCTGAACTGTTCTTAAAATAAACACTTATATGACAGAAGAAGATTTAATTAATCTTGGTTTTCAAAAGGTAGATGTACCGGATTCTGAAAGTCAGAATGGTTATGACTATTACTATTATAAGTTGCAACTAATGGATGATTTGGTATTAGTGTCTAGTGACAGTGATACTGTAAGAAAGAATACTTGGGAAGTCAAAAACTTTGACTGGCTTGGTGCTAGAATAAGAGACCGGCAAAGTGTTGAAATGTTAAAACAATTAACAGGAAAATGGTTACGGTAAAGTTAGTTAAGAAAAATGGTAAGCTGGGTTATATAGATAACAAAGCTAAACTTAAGTATGAGATCTTTATTGATAAGATTAAAGATGGTCAGATCATAGATATGTACTTAGATATTGCTGACGCTGATCATAGTCTTGCACAACTTGCAAAAGTACATGCTTGTATTAGAGCATTGGCTAAAGAATCTGGATACACATTTGAGGAGATGAAAACTCTTGTAAAGAAACATTCCGGACTATGTTATATAGTAGATGGTATGGAAGAATGCAAGTCTTTTAAAGACTGTAGCAAAGATGAATTAGTATTAGCTATTGAAGCTTGTATAGAAATTGGTAGAGAGTTAAATGTTAACCTTGAGTAGGTTCTACATAACCTTCATCTCCAGGTTCTAGTACTTCTTTTTCATCAAATTTATTTTCAGTAGTAGTTTGTTGTTCTACTTGAGCTAGAAATAATGCTACTGTAAAGAAAGCTCTTTGAAGCTCATCTAAATCTTTATACTCTTTAGATAAAGTTTCTTTTAGATAAGCATCAGGATCTGAGTTTTTACCCATATGAGTAAATAAATAGAAAGAAGTAGCTTTCATCATCAGATAATAACTCTTATTAACTGGTACATTGATGATTGCATCATCTTTCATTTCTTTTACTTTGACTGCCATAACAACTTATTTAAAAACAAATATATGAAACAAAATTTTGACGTTGAGGAAATTAAACAAAAAATGTTTGAAAAACTAAAACCAAGTGGTTGGGATAGAATTTTTAAATCTTTTATATTTAGTTCTGATTTTGAAAGCATACTTAATAGTTTATGGAACCTTAGTAGTTCAGGTAAAAGATTTACACCACCACTTAAAGATATATTTAGAGCATTTGAAGAATGTCCGTTAGATTCACTTAAAGTAGTTGTTGTAGGTCAAGATCCTTACCCACAGTTTGGAGTTGCTGATGGTATTGCATTTAGTTGTAGTAAAACAAATCAATTACAACCAAGTCTTAGATTTATTTTAAAAGAAGTAGATAAAACAGTATATACTAACAGTAAAGTCAGTGAAAATCTTGATCTTGCTAGATGGTCAAATCAAGGTATACTGATGTTAAACACTGCTTTAACTACTGAAGTAAATAAAATTGGTCAACACTATTCTATTTGGAAAACATTTTTAGCATATTTGTTTGATTATTTATCCAATCATGTCAACGGACTAGTTTATGTTTACATGGGTAAACAAGCTAAAGAGTGGTCGGACTTGATAAATGATAATAACTACAAGTTTTTTGTTTCTCATCCTGCAAGTGCAGCTTATAACGGATCAGTCTGGGATAGTAAAAATGTATTTGTAGAGGTAAATGAGTTACTTAAAAAGAATTATAATCAAGAAATTATTTGGTAATGACAGAAATATTCAAAAGGTTCTCAGATGAGAACATAACTCCGAATGCTTATTATGTTTTAAACTGTATAAGAGAGAAAATTGTACCTAATAATTTTATAAATTCTAGTCTAGAATGCAAGAAATTGCAAGTAGATAATTGGTTAACTGAAGATTTGCGTTTAACAAGCAAAAGTCTTATATTTATTGAAGAAATCAACGGTTACTTTAAGAAAAGTAAGAAAAAATCTTCTAAAGTTTTAATGGGTGATGACTTTCTAAGAAAGATAGAAGAATATGTCAATGTTTTTCCAAACAAAAGACTACCTTCTGGTAAATATGCAAAGACAACACCAAAGAATTTAGAAGCTGCTTTTAGATGGTTTTTTGAAAGTTATGATTATGAATGGGATACAATATTAAAAGCTACTGAAAAATATGTTGAAGAATATGAAGTTAGAAATTTTGAATATATGAGAACAGCACAATATTTTCTGAGAAAGCAAAACAATGATAAAAGCTTTGAGTCTGATTTAGCAAATTACTGTGAGATTATCACATCAAGTCCTGAAGATCATCAGGTACATTTTAAGGAAAGAATTGTATGATAAGAGTAAAATTACTCTTTCTTGCTATAATTGGCAGTCTCCTTGGATATTACATAATTAATTCATTTATCATAAGCATGTCTATATGGCAATTCTTATTGATTGAAATAATTATTTCAATATTTCATGAACTGTACAATATTGGTAAAGAAAGTTTTAATCACATAAACCCAGAATAAAATGGCAGAATTATTTAATGGAGCAAGACCTTTACTACCGGTAAGTGAAAGAGATGCTTTAAAGAAAGGTCTCTTAAAGATGAAAGCAAAAAGAAGCGGTGAGCTAAAAGTGCTCAGAAGTGCTTGGCCAAAATTTAATGATGCCTTTTGTGATGGATTAGAATGGAGAACTATCACTGTAGTAGGTGCTAGACCAGGAACTGGTAAAACTTTATTCATGGAACAGTTAATAAGTGATGTTATTGCACTTAACACTGATCAAGAATATAGAATACTTAAGTTTCAAATGGAAATGGTTGATGAAACCAGTGGAATTAGAAAATTTAGTCTGATTACAGGAGCTGATTACAACACATTAATGAGTAAGAACCAATTGGTGGACAAAAAGTTGTTTCAAAAATGTGTAGAGTACTATGATAAAACACAAAATACCGATTTTGTGGATGTAATTTATGATGCATGTACAATAGATGAGATGTGTGCTACAATCCATTATCATATGGAGAAACACAAAAAAAATGGTAAGTATACAAACATGCTAATTACAATAGATCACTCTGCATTATTTAGAATTGGTAAAGGACAGAAAGATAAGTTTGATATGTTAGGTCAATTAGGTGAAGCACTCACTTATATGAAGAAACATTATCCAGTTGCTTTTCTTGTGCTAAGTCAATTGAATAGAAACATAGATGCTCCAGATAGATCTAGAGATGGTGAGTACGGTAATTATGTGTTAGATTCTGATATATATGGTTCTGATGCTTTATTACAGCATGCTGATGTTGTTATGGGTATAAACAAACCTTCTATAAGAAAGATTAGACATTACGGTCCTGAGAAATTTATTATTCATGATGAAGACATTTTAGTATTTCACTTTTTGAAATCTAGAAATGGAACAACAAGAATAAGTTTTTTTAAACTAGATCGTGACACTATGAGAATTATAGAAATTGATCCACCAGCACAAGCAGGCGCAAAAATTAAAATTTAACATATGAGTAGAAAAGAAAAAGAAAAAGATTTCTTTGTGCAGCACATAGAAACCTTTAAAAAACTAGGAATTGCTGATCCAACATTTATGATTAAAACTGCATTTTTTCAAAAGGGTAAGTTTGGTAGACAAACATTATTCTTTGAGAGAGAACTTGCTAAAGGTGAAGACCTTTATATAGAGTTCTATGATAATGTAGATGTTAATGGTAGAAAGGATATAGTTCCTATGAATGAAGAGAGACAGTTATTTAAGTACAAGTACAATCCTTATTTTAAAGAGGAGTATGAAACTAAAGAAAGCTTTACAGCTACAGGTGAACCGTATTTATCTTATACAGTTCCTGTAAGTGAACTAACAGCTGTAATGTCTGATGGTAGTGAGATTACTTATAATTTGTATGAAAAAAGAAAGACTGAAGCTCCAAAAGTTCAAAATAAGTTATCTGTATTTCCAGATTTTGAAGAAGAGTTTGCTCCTAAGAAAGAAGAGCCATCTTTAGAAAGTTATCCAGAGTCAACTGCTGAGATTCTTAGAAGAATTGCAGCAGATTTTGAAAAACTAGCACAAAAATTATGAGTATAGTACTTCCAACTAAGAAAGTCAAAGCTGAGAGACAGAATCCTAAGAGAATTGTAATTTATTCTAAGCCAAAGACCGGTAAAACAACTGCGTATGCTGGTTTAGATAGTAATTTAATTCTTGATCTTGAAAATGGTAGTGACTATGTAGATGCATTAAAAGTTAAAATTAGCAATCTACAAGAGTTACTAGACACTGGTAAAGCTATCAAAGAAGCTGGTAAACCTTATAAGTTTATTACTGTAGATACTGTAACTGTATTAGAGGAAATGATACAACCTCTTGCAATTAAATTGTACAGACAGACTCCAATGGGTAAGAACTATGATGGAGATAATGTAACTACATTACCTAATGGTGCTGGATATTTATATATTAGGCAAGCATTTTTTCAAGTTTTAGATTTTATTGATACATTAGCGCCCACTATTATTTTATCTGGTCATATTAAAGACAAACAGGTAGATGATAAAGGAGAGCTTGTAATGTCTGCAAACATTGATTTGACAGGTAAAATTAAATCTCTAATCTGTGCAAATGCTGATGCTATTGGTTATATGTACCGGAAAGGTAACAAGACCATTTTGTCTTTTAAGACTAATGAAGAAGTTACTTGTGGCGCAAGACCTGAGCACTTACGTAATGAAGAAATAGTAGTTACAGAAATGAATGAAAAAGGTGAATTAGATTTTCACTGGGATAAAGTTTTTATATAACAATTAAATAAAAAGTAAAATGGGTTTAAGTACAACAGATTTGGGCACAGGTGGCTCAGGATTAGCAAAAACAATTGCACCAGGTAATCATTTATTGAAACTGAATGGTATTCAGCTTGAAGAGTATCAGTTTATACCAGGTGCTGTACATTTAATAATGAATGTAGAAACAGAGCCAATAGAAGGTTTTGAAGGTTTCCTGATTGATAAAGACAATCCTGAAGCTGGACATTATGCTGGTCAAATTGGTAGAGTAAAAGCATCTCAATATGCATTTGCAGATGGTGAAACCAAATCTGGAATTAAAATTCAAAGAGATAGATCTATTATGATTTTCTTACAAAATCTTTGTAAGTCTCTTGGTATTAATAGTTGGTTTCTTGAGCAAGATAATGTTCATGATACAGTAGAAGAGCTAGTAGCAGCATTTAATAAAACAGCACCGTTTAAAGATAAGTATATTAACTTTTGTGTTGCTGGTAAAGAATATGTAGGTAAAACAGGCTATACTAACTATGACATGTATTTACCTAAAGCTGATAAAGGTAGATATGCATATGGAGAAGATGAAGATAAAGTAGTTGTTTATGTAGAAGCTACACATCTTAAAAAAGCTGAAGTCAAAGAAGTTAAGAACTTTGGAGATGAGGATGATTTTTCAGGATCTTCTAAAGCAAGCTCTGATTTCTCACTAGACTAATTTAGTTAAGGGGGAGTCAGAAGTTCCCCCTTAATTTTTTAATTTAGTCAATATGATTTCTACTAAAATATTTGTAGGAGATGTTTTTGATGTTCCTACAAGCTGGATTTTTGAATACTATCTAAATCTAAATGAAAAACTTACAGGTCAGAATGTAAAAATTTTATCTGTCTTTAATAGGAAAGATAAAGTTCCTTCAATGATAGTTTACTGTGAGTCTGCTAATAGATATAAGTTTAAAGATTTTTCTTCTGGTATCCAAGGAGATGGTATTGAATTGGTTAAGAACTTGTTTAATCTTACAAGCAGAAACGATGCTGCAACAAGAATAATTTATGATTATGAGGAATATTTAGCTAATAATACAAGCTTTAAGTCTCCTGAAATAGTACAGCATGATAAGTTTAAAGTTGTAGATTATGAAATAAGACACTGGAACAACTTAGATCAAAGATATTGGATGCGATATGCTATCGGATCTAAAACACTTGAAGATTATAATGTTGCTCCTCTTAGCCATTTTACTATGGAAAAGAAAGAAGTAAATGATAAACTTATTTCATTTAAATTTCAAAAGCCATATGTTTATGGTTATTTTAGAGAAGATGGTTCTTTGTATAAGATCTATATGCCTATGGTGTCTGATAAGAAGTTTATCAAAATCCAAAACTATACACAAGGTTTAGATCAATTAAGTTATGATAAGAAGTATTTATTGATTGTATCTTCATTAAAAGATCTGATGGCTTTTATTAAACTTGGTATTTCTAATATAGAATGTATTGCTCCTGACAGTGAGAATACTATGTTGGGTGAATCTATAATGAGTAAACTTAAAAGTAAATATTCTAAGATTATTGTTTTATTTGACAATGATGAGCCAGGAATAAAAGCAGCAGAAAGATATAAGACAAAGTATGGAATAAATAATATTATTCTTGATATGTCTAAAGATCTTTCAGATTCTGTAAAAGATCACGGTGTTGAAACTGTAAGAGATAAGTTATTTCCATTACTAAAACAAGTATTATGAGTTGGGTATATCAAGGAAAGGTGTTCAATGAACTAGACATTCCAGAAGGAGCCGTAGGTTTTATTTATATAATGAGTGCTATCATAGATGGTAAGTCTGTAATGTATGTTGGCAAGAAGAATTTCTTTGCCAATGTAAAAAAGCCTCTAGGTAAAAAAGCTTTGGCTATGACTACTGATAAAAGACTTAAGAAGTATAGGAGAGAACTAAAACCTGACTTTATGAAATACTATAGTAGTAACAAAAGTCTTAAAGATGCTCACAAAGCAGGAACTCCTATTAAGAGGGAGATACTCCGCATATGTTACTCTGCTATGGAGTTAACATATCAGGAAACAAAGTACCAATTTGTATATGAGGTGCTTGAGAAACAAGAATTCCTAAATGGAAATATTTTAGGTAGGTTTTACAAATTCAAATAGTTATGACAGAAATAGAAATGACAGGCCTCTTATTTAAGTTGGCTGATATGGGTATTACAGGTATTAAAGTACATTATGAAGGTTCAGGAGATAGTGGTTGTATAGACGATATAGGTTATACAACTGAACCATGTGAAACTCCAGATGATGTAGATGAAAAAGTAGAAACTGGTTGGGGTTCAGAGTATAATCTTGCAGATCTTGATAATGAAGCTTATAAAGCAATTGAATCATTTGCAGAAGACAAACTTCTACAAGATATAGAAGATTGGTATAACAATGAAGGTGGATTTGGAGATATCTGTATATGCGTACCATCTGGTAAATACACAATTGATAACCATGTTAGATATTATCAAACAGAAGATTATCAGCATGAAGGAAGTTTAATAGAAAAATCTGCAGATTAATGGCACATCCTTATGATCATGCTAGATCATCAGTTAAAAAATTTGGTGGTATACCAACTGATTATATAGAAATCCATGAGTGGTTTGATGCTACAAAAGCTTGGATTGGTCATAGTAAGCATAGAATGTTCCGGCACCATAGTGAAGGAATATTTGAATGTGAAAAACTGTTTGGTGTAAGCTTTACAAATTCTGATGGTAAAAAAGTATATACAAGATATGTTGGTGAACAGCATGTTAAGGAAGATTGCTTTGGATATATTCCTAGTGCAAAAGAATGGGTTGAGGCTATTGAATCTGGCAAACCTAAAGAATGGATGATTAAAACTTTAAAAATTGAAGACTGATGATTTTTAATAAAGAAGAGACAAAAAACCTTTTACAAATGTTAAAGGCTGGTGAAGATAATGCACACATAGCATTTCAGTCACTAGAGAATTCTGATTTGAGTAATTATTTTGGTGAGCTTTTGGTATTATATAAACATTCAAAACTTGGTAAACTTTATTGGGAAGAAGGTTCTCCTAAATGCTGGGAGATATTGAAAAATCATGTTGATACATCTTCTACATCTTTAACAAGTGGTAAATGTTTATCTATATTAACAGAAATGAAATGCTCTAAAGTTTCTATAGAGCTATTTCTGGAAAACTTTGTGGTAGATATGGTTAACACATTAGAACAAATTGGATATCCTACAAATAAATTTGAAATTAATATTAGTTTAAAAGATGAGTAGACAAGATAGTTTGAGTAAAGCAAGCAAAGATCTTATGCTCAAAGAACCTTATTATGGTATATTTCTTATCATGTTAAATAAGGTTTGGAATAATAGAGTTCCAACTGCTGGAGTAAGTAAGAATGGTATTAATTACCAGCTGACTATTAATGAAGATTTTTGGTCTGGTCTTTCTGAATTACAAATGTTGGGACTTCTTAAGCATGAGTTATTGCATATTGCTTTTGGTCACTTAACTACATATTTTAAGTTTAGTGATAAAAGACTTGCTAATGTAGCAATGGACATGGAGATTAATCAGTATATTGAAGCATCTTGGTTACCGGAAGGTGGTATTAATATAGATGATTATGCTGAGTTAAATCTTGAAAGAAAAGCTGGCTCTAGATATTATTATGACCAGTTAAAACAACTTCAAGATAAAAAGAACAAAGATGGTACTTGTGGAAATGAACCTATGGATCAATTGCTAGATAACATTGAATCTGGTAATATTCCTGATCATAGTACATGGGATGAGTTTGAAAATCTTACTGAAGCTGAGCAAAAGCTAATTGAGAAACAACTCCAAAAACTACTATCTGATGCTAAAGAACAAACTCTTAAAAAACGTGGTAATGTTCCTGGAGAAATAGAAGGAGTTATTGTTGTAGAAGAGATTGTTGCACCTAAATTTGATTGGAGAGGTTTCATTAGAAGGTTTACTGGTGTTAGTACAAAAGTATTTACCAAGAAGATCAGAAGGAAAGAGAACCGTAGATTTAGTGACAATCCAGGTCTGAAAGTAAAAATGAGACAACACATGTTGTTAGCCATAGATACGTCAGGTTCAGTAAGTGATGATGAGCTCCGTGAGTTTATGTCTGAAATCTATCATATCTACAAATGTGGGGTTGATATTACTGTAATACAATGTGATACCATGATCAAATCAATTGAACCTTATACAGGTAAATTTGAAATGGCAGTGCAAGGTAGAGGTGGGACTGAATTTGATCCTGTTCTAGAATATTTTAATGCAAACCTAAAGAAATATACAAGTCTGGTGTATTTTACTGACGGTGAGTGTTGGACACATGTAAGACCAAAAGGAAATGTTCTTTGGGTTTTGTCTGAAAGATCAAGTATGAATGATAGTCTTCCCGGTAAAGTAATCAAATTAGAGTTATGACGTTTACAGTAGAATATTTAGTAGAGTTTGTTACTCAAAAAGTAAAAGAACATCCTGAATTAAAAGAAGAGATAATGGATTTTTATTCATTATGTCTCAGTGAGATAGAGGATGGAGGAGCTGAATACCATGAAGTTGGTATGTGTATAAATGATATAGAAGAATTAATAGAACAAGGAATATGAGCCAAGTACAATTGAATGTTGATGAGTTAAAGAATTTTATTAAGCACATGGTTAAGAATAACCAGCATATCCAGTCTGAAGGTAAAGTACCTGTGGCTATTAATATTGAGGGTGATGCAGGGCTTGGTAAAACTTCTGCTATTATGCAGTTAGGTAAAGAATTGCAAATGGATATTGTAAAGCTGAATTTATCTCAGCTTGAAGAATTAGGTGACTTGGTTGGGTTTCCTGTAAAAGAATTTCAGATTCAGAATGCAGAAGGTAAAACTACATGGATTAATGAGTCTCAGATATCTGCAGCTAGTGCAAAAGGTTATAAGGTTGTTGGAAAGAGAATGTCACATGCTGCTCCTGAATGGATTCAGGGTAAAGGAGAGGGTGGTTTCTTAATTCTAGATGACTATACCAGAGCTGATGCAAGATTTATGCAAGCTACTATGGAAATTCTAGATAGACAAGAATATGTTTCTTGGAAACTACCAAAGAACTGGCATGTTATCTTGACTACAAATCCAGACAATGGAGATTATAATGTAACTTCTCTAGATGTTGCTCAGAAGACTAGGTTTATTTCTGTAGAGTTAAAGTATGATTCTGATGTATGGGCTAAGTGGGCTGAGAAATCACATATAGATGGTAGATGTATTAACTTTATGTTGATGCATCCAGAATTGGTAACTCAAAGAGTTAATCCAAGATCTATTACTACATTCTTTAATGCTATTAGTTCTATAGAAAAGTTTGAGGATGATCTACCGTTAATTCAAATGATTGGTGAGGGTTCTGTTGGTGTAGACTTTAGTTCAATGTTTACTATGTTTATTAACAATAAGTTGGATAGAATCATTAGTCCTGCAGATATTCTAACTAAAGATGAGCAGTATGTAATGAACTCTCTTACTAATGCAGTAGGTAAAGATGATGATTTCCGTGCTGATATATCTAGTGTAATTGCAACCAGAGTCATAAATTATTCTTTGACTTTGGCTGACAAAGGTTTAGTAGCTAAGCCTATTGTAGATAGAATTGCTAAACTAACTACAGACTGTGAAGCTTTTACTAATGACTTGAGATATTATATGATCAAAGAGATAGTCAATGGTAATAAGGTTAAGTTTGGTCAGCTCATGATGAATCAAAACGTGGTGAAGATGGCTGTAAAGTAATTGAAACATAAAAGGTTTTCCCCTTTTATAATACATTAAATTAATTTAATCAAAGTAGGGTGCACATAGTACCCTACTTATTTTTTGTTTATATGGAACATTACATAAAAATTGAAATTGAACATGTTTGGAGTGGTACTACTGTTACTGATGTAGATATTGAGATTAACTTCACTAATGCATTATCTAATAATGACTATTTTAATATTGACACAAGTGGATATACTCCTAAAGCAGGAGATAAAATTTATTTCATGCCTGGAGTAAATGTACCAAGAGTAAAACTAAAAGATCTTATCTTAAAAGATGGTATTAAGGTAGTTAGGAATCCGGATGAGGCAAATATTATTATTAGTGCCACTGATACCATACCTAAAATATCTTCAAGGTTTTGGAGCCTTCCTTTACCTGTAAGCATTTTAAAGTTTTATGTAGAGAAAATGAATGATTTATTGGATCATAAATATATAGAAGATATTACTTCAGCTTTAGAGTTCTATACAAAAGATACCGTTCTCTGTGATTGGGCTACTTTAAGAAATATATCTGACAGTGATCTTCCTATGTATCAAGATCTTATTAAGTTACCTGAATATGATACTTTATCTGCACTAAGTGAATATTATTTCTATAAAATAGATGAAGACTATAAAGAATTATATGATAAAGTAAAAAATACTAAGCATATACATGAGACTTGTTTATTAGAAATTCTTAATGGCCCAGATGCTGTGGTAATTGATGCAGAGATGTATGAGCAATTAAAGCAGATGCTTGCAAGTTCTGATAATGATAACCATGTATTAGCTATGGAGATCATGGCTAATTGTAAGTACAAAGAGAGTATTTTACATTTGGAAATGTTATTCTTTTTGTATGCAGATACTATGTATAGTAAATCAAGTAGAAACCATGTCAACTTTAAGTCTTTACTTAGTTATTTAGAGAAGACAAATAGTATGCATACTAAGATTGATGATATTGTAAAGTCTTTAAAAGCAAAGAATGTGCTTGATAAAGATAAAATTGATGTTTTACTTAAAGAGCTAGGTCATTTTATCACATCTGAAATAGAAAGCAGATACAAACTGTTTAAGGTTAAACAACTCACATTGCATGAAGATATACTAGAAAAACTAGGAGGCTACTACGCATATGATTCTGTTGTATTAAATGAGCCTGAGAATATTTTACCAGAAGCTCCAGTAGAAGAAAATGTTATTATTGAAGATATAGAATCTTTAATAACCACTGAAGAGGTTGATGAACCTGAGATAGAGTTAATAGAGTTAGAATCTAAGGAAGATTTAGAGCCTGTTAAAGAACAAGTATTATCAAATAACAATCAAATAACTAATACAAATGACACAGATGGTTTTGAATGGTTCTGATGAACTAGAAAAATTTTATCAAAAGAAGTTTTATTTTAGCTACAGTGGCTTAAATAAATTACTTTACTCTCCAGCAATATTTTATAATCATTATGTGCTCAACCAAAGAGAGGATAGTACAGACCCGCACCTTGTAGGAGGTCGGGTTCTGCACTGCCTTTTATTTGAGCCTGAGAAATATGATGATCAGTTTATGTCTTTACCTGGGAAGCTTCCAACAGATAGCCAAAGAAAAATTATTGACAATATCTTTAGAATACATTTAGGATATGGAAATAATTCTTTACTTTTGGAAGACTACTCAACAGATATACTCACACAGCTACTTACAGCAAACCTTTATCAGTCCCTTAAAACAGATGCTCAGAGATTAGAAAAGATTCTGACAGATGAAAACAAAGAGTATTTTGAATTTCTCAAACAAAGTTTAGATAAAACTGTAGTAGATCAACCTACTTTGGATGGCTGCAAAGCAAGTGTTGAAATACTAAAGAGTAATAAAGAAGTAAGAGCTTTATTAGGTCTAGACAAGCTTGAGGAAGATGATCACATTGAGATACATAATGAGTTGCACATTAAAATAGATCATGATCAATTACCGTTTGGTTTTCACGGAGTCTTAGATAATGTAGTCCTTGATAATGAAGCAAAAGTTATATTTATTAATGACTTAAAGACTACTGGTAAATCTATACAAGACTTTCCTGATGCGGTTGAGTACTATAAGTATTGGATACAAGGTGTAATCTATCTTATACTCGCAACAGATAAATTCTTAAAAGATAAGCCAGACAGAGATACTTGGCAAATTCAAGTAACTTTTATTGTAATTGACAAATACAATTTAGTTTACCCGTTCCAAGTATCTGCGGAAACTATGTTAGAATGGAGAAAGAATTTCAAAAATGTTATTCAGATGGCTAAGTGGCATTATGATAACAAGAGATATGACTTACCATTTGACCTAGCAGTTGGTAATGTAAAATTGTAAATTTTATGGCTTTAAATTCTGTTTATAAGAAATATTTTCAAAAGTCCAAGGTGTTTATCTATCCGCTTCTTGGAATAAAAAGAGGTAGCAGTGTGGTTCCAACAGAAACTTACTTAAGTTGGAATGAATCTTATGCTCCCGAGGATATGAAACTAGTGTGTGTATATCAGAGCCGTACAGATGCAGAGTATATTCAGTTTGAGAAAAATGTTTTACTAAAACATACTAGACTGAATGACTACATCAAAATAAATGATAACACAACAGTTGCAATTTTTGACTTTTCTGATTTAGGAAATGATTGGTTCTATTTTATAGAGGGTAAATACAGCAAAATCAGTCTGAATTTAAAGCACGATGTACTAAACTTTTTTGATAAATATAGTGGAAACTATGCTTATATGCATAGCTATTTATTCCCAGAAAAGCATTTTGAAAATTATGCTGAGCTACTGAATGTAGAAGTTGAAATGTTAAAAGAAGTTGGAGAACTCTGTAATAAACCAGATTTAGATAAAGAATGTCTAATAATGGCAGTTGCAGATTTGGAAAACATAGAAACTAAATTAAATTTGTAAAAAAAATCAACACATGGAAAAATCAATGCTTCTTGTACAAGCAACTTGGCAAGACAAACAAACATTTAGACTTGTACCAATCAGTGAATCATGTCCTTATGTAGAATGTATTTTTGATCCAGATACAAAAGTATTTGTATTGATATCAAAGATTAAGAAAACAACTCTTCATATGCTGCCTAAACTTGATGAGTATGGGCAACCTGTTACAGGAGCTAAAGGTATGAAGCAAGAGAGACACAAGCTTGAAGTGTTTCAGGAATTCTATATTGAGGATAAAGCAGCTACTGAGGATATAATAAAGAGATTTGCAGACAACGCAAAAACCTTTGATTATGCATCTTTTATAGATTCTGAGTCAGCTAAAACATCTAAGTAAGTAATTACTTTCAAAAAATTTCCTAGGGTACTATGTATACCCTAGGATTTTTTTATAAACTAAATGGGGGGACAGCTTAACTGAACATATCTTATGAGGACACATTGGGTAATGGATTATGAAACCTTAAATAACTGCTTTGTGGCAGTGTTTGAGGATATCAAAACTGAGCACAGAGAAATATTTGTATGTCATGAATCAAGAAATGATATTGTAGAACTTGTAGAATTCTTATTAAGAAATAAGAGTCTGGAAGAATGGCATGTTAGTTTTAATGGTTTAGCATTTGACAGTCAGATTACTGAGCATATCTTAAAGAATGCTGATCAGTTAATAGAACAGAATGGTCATACTATTGCTAGATTTCTTTATGGTAAAGCACAGAGTGTTATACAAAGAACTAATGATGGTGAGTTTGCAGAGTTTAGTCCTAGAGATCTAAGCATTCGGCAGATTGATGTATTTAAACTAAACCACTGGGATAATAATGCTAAGAGATCTAGTTTAAAATGGATTCAGTATACTATGGATTGGAAGAACATAATAGATATGCCAATTCATCATACCACAAAAGTTGATGCAAGTCTTATTGATTCTATAATTAATTACTGTATTAATGATGTTAGGTCTACTAAACAGATCATGCATCTAAGTAAAAGTCAGATTGAGTTAAGAAGAAATCTTACTCAGGAGTATAACATAGATTTGTTTAGCGCTTCTGAGCCTAGAATATCTAAAGAGTTATTCCTGCATTTCTTAAGCAAACAGACTGGTATAAAGAAGTGGGAACTTAGACAAATGAGAACTCACAGAAATAGGATTGTAGTTAAAGATATTATACTACCTTATATAGAATTCAAAACAGCTACCTTTCAAAGGTTACTGCAAAAGTTTCAGGATGTTGTTATTTTTCCAAGTGAAACAAAAGGTGGTTTTAAATATTCTATACAGTATAAAAATGTCAAAACTGACTATGGTCTTGGTGGTATTCACGGTGCAAGAGCTACTAGAATATATAACTCAGATGAAGATATGGTTATCATGTCTTCAGATGTTGTAAGTTTCTATCCTAATCTTGCTATTAGAAATAAATGGGCACCAGGTCATTTACCACAAGAAGAATTCTGTGCTTTGTATGAAT